GTGCACCTAAAACATTAATCAAAATAAAAAGTTTTGGTTTCCAGACATTTAGTCCTTGGATAGATGAAAGCTATGATCTCATCGATAATATTCATCTGCGATTAGAAGCAATCAAGAAAGAAATAGATAGATTGTCATCTTATTCACTTGAAGAATTACACCAAATACAGCAACAACTATTACCCATCTTAGAACACAATAGGCAAACCTATGGCAAATATATTACTAGCCGGTGACAGTTGGGGTATAGGTGTGTTTTCAGGACAAGGCAACACCTATGGTCCGACTGGTCAAGGTATACAATCTATACTAGAAGAAAAAGGGCATGCTGTTACAAACATAAGCAAAGGTGGTGGATCCAATGGTCTGATGATTGATAGATTAAATGGTCAATGGGGCAATACCGGAAGATGTTTATTTGGATTAGAATCAAACGCGAAAATTAATATTGATTTTGATAGTCTAGACTATATTATATTTTTACAAACAGATATTTTCCGAGAACGACATTATTATGGCAAACAATATCCAACTGACGAAAATACGCAATGGAAAATACTAGAACAAGAATTCGTTAATCAGTTGTTAGACTATGATACAGTTGAACAAATAATTGATACCTATTTCAAGAAATTTTATACAGAGCTAAACGCAGTCGGAATCGAGCATGATAAAAAAATTATTATGATTGGAGGATGGAATCAATTGCACCCCTCTATAGTTAACTATTCAAATCTTATTCCTGCAATTTATAGTTCTACAAAACTATTGATCCCCGAACTGAAAGAAGACTGCTATCTAAGTGATCCAGAATGGTTTACACAACTAGATAAAGAGTCAAGATTTATAAGTAAGTTTGGTTCTGAATTTAAAAGAATGGCAATAGTAAATGCCGAAAAACTATCTCTAATCTATAGAAATTGGAACGAAGTCCATCCGGATATCAACGGATATGAAAAAATAGTCAACAAAATTTTACCCTATTTTGGCTAAATTTTTCACAAATAACACTTGCGGCATAAATAATAATAGCGTATTATGTTAAGATGCATAACACGTTTAGGCATATTTTAAGACCAACTTAAGGAGAAATACCATGGCAACATCATTAGCAGAAATCCGTGCAAAATTACAAGCACAAGAAAATCGTAGTTCAGGCAGTAACTCACAAACAGGTGGCGATAACGCTATCTACGCACACTGGAACATCCAAGAAGGGCAAAATGCTCGCATTAGATTCCTTCCAGACGCAGATCCAAAAAACACATTCTTCTGGGTAGAAAGAGCAATGATCAATTTACCATTTGCTGGAGTTAAAGGTCAAGCAGATAGTAAACCAGTCACAGTCCAAGTACCTTGCGTTGAGATGTGGGGCGAAGCATGTCCAATCTTAGCAGAAGTCCGCACTTGGTTTAAAGACCAAAGTCTAGAAGAAATGGGTCGTAAGTATTGGAAGAAAAGATCATACTTATTCCAAGGTTTTGTGCGTGAGAATCCACTTGCAGATGACAAGACACCAGAAAACCCAATCCGTAGATTTATCATCAGCCCACAGATCTTTAACCTAGTTAAAGCGGCATTGTTAGATCCAGAACTAGAAAACCTTCCAACAGACTACCAAGGTGGTTTAGACTTTACAGTTACTAAAACATCAAAAGGTGGTTATGCTGATTATTCAACTAGTAAATGGTCACGCAAAGAATCTGCACTAACAGCAGAAGAAGCTGCGGCAATTGAAACTCATGGCTTATACAACTTGAAAGATTTCTTACCTAAGAAACCAAGCGAAGTTGAATTAAAAGTCATGAAAGAAATGTTTGAAGCATCAGTAGATGGTCAAGCATATGACGCAGATCGTTGGGGTAACTACTACAAACCAAGAGGCGTAACAATCGTTACAGCTGAGGCCGCATCAGCACCAGCGGCTGCACCAGCGCCAGCTGATGAAGAGTTTGAAGCTCCGGCTGCGGTAGCGACACCAGCACCAGTGGCAGAAGCTGCACCAGCAGCTCCTATAGCACCAGTTGCAACACCTCCAGCAGGTGGCGCAGCCAGAGCTGAAGACATCCTTGCGATGATTAGGAATCGTCAGAAGACTTCATAATATGAAGCTAACCGTGTTATTAGGTGCTTCGCAAGAAGCGTCTTTTGACATAACACTATACGATAATTCTTTTACTCAACGATGGGTAGAGGAATTACGTTGGTGTTTGTCTAATTCCACAATAAATCAAGTTGAATCATTTAGTCCGCAATACACACTAGATGAATCTCGTGATCTATTGATAAATTCTTGTGAGATTATCAATCGATATATCGAGAATTTTATTGAAATCAGACCAAACATCAAACAACAACCACAAGAATATTTTAATTATCTACACAATAAATTTGAACAATTATCTGGAACTTGGGAAAACCCAACCAGATTGTTTACTATTGCTAACCAAGAATTAAAAACGGCAATACGATATCTAAATCTTTTTGTGCATAAGGTAGAAGAACAATTAGATCATCCGACTGGACTAGATATAAAATTTAACAAAGAAAATCTTAGACGTCAAGAAATAATTTCTAGTGACTATGATTTTTTTGAATTTAACTCTGCCCCAGGCACATTGTTTTTACATTACGCAGAATTAGGCAAAGAATTTATTGACTTATATGAGGATAATCTACCTATAGACTATGCGGCATTTACAAACCAACATCATTATACAGGTGAAGCATCGATATCATTTTTCGAATATAATGCATTTTCTCGTCCTGGATACATTGAGTGGTTGCAAAGTCATGGCATAAACCCGTATAATAAGACATTAGGGCACGGAAAGATCCCGTTGGGAATTGTAGACAATTTGGAAGACGCGATAAGTAAAATTAACAATTATAGGCATATAGATAATATATTAATCAAGGAGTAATTATGGCAAAACCATTCGATATATCAAAATTTAGAAAATCAATTACTAAGTCTATAGATGGACTTAGCACAGGATTTAACGATCCTACAGATTGGATTTCAACAGGCAACTACACCCTGAACTATCTTATCAGCGGTGACTTCCACAGAGGTGTTCCGCTAGGCAAGGTTACAGTGTTTGCAGGTGAATCTGGCGCAGGTAAAAGTTTTATCTGTAGTGGTAATTTAATCCGTAACGCACAGAAAGATGGTATCTATGTTATCTTAGTTGACACAGAAAACGCTCTGGATGAAAAATGGTTACATGATCTAGGTGTAGACACATCAGAAGATAAGTTACTAAAACTTAACCTAGCTATGATTGATGATGTGGCTAAAACCATACATGAATTTATGAAAGAGTATAAAACATTACCAAAAGAAGATTGTCCAAAAGTATTATTCGTTATTGACAGTCTAGGCATGTTACTAACACCAACTGATATCAATCAATTTGAAGCAGGCGATTTAAAAGGTGATATGGGTCGTAAGCCTAAAGCACTTACAGCACTTGTGCGTAATTGTGTAAATATGTTTGGTAGCCATAATGTTGGATTGGTAGCAACTAACCATACGTATGCAAGTCAGGACATGTTTGATCCAGATGATAAGATTTCAGGTGGTCAAGGCTTTATCTACGCAAGTTCAATCGTTGTTGCTATGCGTAAACTAAAACTTAAAGAAGACGAAGATGGCAACAAGATCTCAGAAGTTAAAGGTATCCGTGCTGCATGTAAGATCATGAAGACTAGATATGCTAAACCTTTTGAATCAGTGCAGATCAAGATTCCGTATGAAACTGGTATGAATCCCTACAGTGGCCTAACTGATATGATGGAAGCAAAAGGACTGCTGAAGAAAGATGGTAATCGTCTGGCATTCGTTACTGCTGATGGTAAAGAGATCAAGCAGTTCCGTAAAGCCTGGGAATCAAATGAAGAAGGTTGTTTAGACATCGTGATGAAAGAGATCTCAGCTAATGCTAAACTATTAGACAATGGCCCAGCACCAGAAGCACCAGAAATGTCTGAGGAGATCGCAGAATGAACGTTGAATTAGATGCACTTAGTGAAATTTGGATGACCTGTAAAGAGTATATCGCACCCAAAGATCGCCAGGCAGCCGCTGACCATGTGATCAGTGTAGTAGCTGATCAGAATATCACCGAACGTGAACTAAAAGCATTTGGTGGAACCGACAGTTATCTTAAACGTGCTTTAACAGAATATCTAGGCGAAGAAGAAACGGAAGAAGCTGACTACGATGACGATGAAGGTGATGATTATTAATGAGTGGTAAGGAAAAAAAATATTTTCCTATTACACAAGGTATTGCTTGTCAACTCAAATGGACTTGGAGCACGATATGGCTATATTCTGGAGAGACTGCGTCCTGTCATCGGGCAAGTTTTTCAAAAATAACATCGGAAAATTTTGATAGCTTCCATAATACTCCGGAAAAGTTAAATGCTCGTAAACTTATGCTAGACGGGCAATGGCCAACTGGTGGGTGTGAATACTGTCAAAAAATCGAGGCAGCTGGCGGGTCTAGTGATAGGATCTTTCAAAAGACTATCCCAGATCTATCACCTCTGGAACTCGAAACTGATCCGACTGCTATACAGGTAACACCAAAAATCCTAGAAGTTTATCTTAATAACACTTGTAATTTTGGATGTATTTATTGTTATGGTGTGCATAGTTCAAGGCTAAATCATGAGAATAAAAAGTTTGAAGATTTTATAGAAAAGAAAGATTATAAAACTAGATTCAGTAATCTGCAAATAATTGAAGAAACTAGTAATAAAGATTTACTTACAGAAAAATTTATTACATGGTTGGAAAAAAATTCACAGTCATTGAAAAGACTGCAAGTATTGGGCGGAGAGCCATTTTATCAAAAAGAATTTGATCTATTATTAGATTTCTTATCTACACATTCTAATCCTAATTTAGAATTTAGCATAATAACAAATTTAGGTATAAGCCAAGACAAATTAATTTCCTATATAGAAAAAATTAAACTATTAGTATCTCAAAAGAAAATACGGAGATTAGATATAATTTGTAGTATAGATTGCTGGGGACCAGAACAGGAATATATTCGATATGGATTAGATTTGTCTTCTTGGGAAAGTAATTTTAATTATCTATTAGACCAAAAATGGATAGTGTTAAACATTAATCAAACTATTAGCGCATTGGCTATAAAAACTATCCCCGACTTGTTGAAAAAATTAAAAATATGGAAATCAAAAAGGCCAGTGGGATATTATTTTAGCGAATTAGTTCCAGGTCCGTCCTATTTGAAACCTGACATATTTGGACCAGATTTTTTTGCAGAAGATTTTAAAAACATACTGGCATTATTAGATGATAATACTAATCAGGAAAAAGAAACAAAAAAATATATGAGTGGAATATTTAACAAAATTTCGTCCAACAAAGGAAATACACAAGAGATCAAAGATCTCATAATATATCTGGACGAAATAGATCGTAGAAGAAATACCAATTGGAAGACTACCTTCCCGTGGTTAGAGGAGTTTAAAGATGTGGTATAGTAGAGTAGTAGCTAGTTTGGGGAGTATTCCTGAATTCATCGAACACTATGAAAAAGAACTAGATGACGCACGAAAGGAAGTCGGAGTCTATGGTAACATAGAAAAGAATCTTGCTGGTCTGCCCGGAATTACAGAACGACGTTTCAATCAACTACAAGAGATTGAAGCTGTCCTCAATTACCTCAACATTCAATTAAGAAAAATACGCAAGAAACACTTCCAAAAGTATCTTGAAGGCTACGCTCGTGCTTTGACATCACGTGATGCTGAAAAATATGTGGATGGCGAGGACGAAGTTATTGATTTTGAAACTATTATCAATGAAGTAGCCCTACTGCGTAACAAATGGTTGGGTATCATGAAAGGTCTTGAAAGCAAAAACTTCATGCTTGGACATGTTACACGCTTAAGAACAGCAGGTATGGAGGACGCATCAATTGGATAATAGACATGCAACACACATATTAGAAACTATTCAGCAGTATGATACCTTTCTTGAAAGCATTCGCACAGTCGCTGACATGGGTTGTGGCACCGGTGAAGATGCCTACTGGTG